TGTATCTGATTTTTCAGCAATAGCTAATAGTGAATCACCTAAAACAGTTGTTCCTATGGGACATGCAGCAATTAATAACCCATTTGGTAGTGATGATACAAGCATTCCAGCGTGGATAACTTCATCTGCACAAACAAATGCACAAGGTGAGTTTGATAGTAATCAACTTTATGGACATGATTTTGGTAACGCAGATGCAGGTGAATATTTAGCACCCGTAAATGGATTTGGTGACGGTGCAAATGTTACTATGAGTTTGGAAGATCAAGATGGACACGCAGATGCATCTACTCTTGGAAGTACTTATTCTAATGGATCACAAAAAGTAACTCTTACACTTTCTCATATTAAACAGAGAAAGTTTGTTGTTCCATTTCAAGGTGGATTTGATGGTAGTAATCCAGCAACACCTAAGAAAACAGGAGCAGACATTGTAAATACAAACACACAAGGGTTTGATTGTTCAACATCTTCAACTGGTGGTTCAGTATCTTACAAAAAAGCAATTAACGCTATAAGTAATGCTGATGAGTTTGATATCAATATGTTAGTAACACCTGGTATTATTCATGGATTACATTCCAAGATTACAAATCACGCAATAGCTAAAATGGAAGATCGTGGTGATGCATTCTATGTATTTGATTGTGGTAAATATGGTGGAACAATAGCAGATGCAACAAACGCAGTTGCCGCACTTGATACGAACTACGCAGCAACTTATTACCCTTGGGTAAAGATTGTTGATAGAAACACATCATTACCAGTTTGGGTCCCACCTTCTTGTGTCTTACCTGGTGTAATCGCTTACACGGATAAGGTAGCACATGAATGGTTCGCACCAGCAGGTTTGAATCGTGGTGGACTAACAACGGTATTAGAAGCACAGACAAGATTGACTCATGACGAAAGAGATGATCTCTATGAAGAAAGAGTTAATCCAATCGCTTCATTCCCAGGTCAGGGTGTGGTAGTTTGGGGACAAAAAACACTCCAAGCAAGACCATCAGCACTTGATCGTGTGAATGTTCGTAGATTGTTAATCAAATTGAAGAAGTTTATCGCTTCTGCAAGTAGATACTTGGTATTTGAACAGAACACAACTGCAACAAGAAATCGTTTCTTGAACATTGTGAATCCGTTCTTAGAATCAGTACAATCTAATAGTGGTTTGTCAGCCTTTAAGGTAGTAATGGACGATAGTAATAATACTCCAGATGTTGTTGATAGAAATCAACTTGTTGGTCAGATATTTATCCAACCAACACGGACAGCTGAATTTATTGTATTGGACTTCGTTGTATTACCAACGGGAGCAGCATTCCCCGCGTAAGTTTAATCACATAGATTAATAAATGAAAAACCCCTCTTTTTTGAGGGGTTTTTTGTTGCCCGATATATTTATATATGATAGGGAAGTAAAACTTCTAAAAAACTATGAAAAATGAATATGATGATTTTTATAATTATTGATATTTATAGTAGAAGAAATTAAATTTATTGGAGATTAAAGATGCCAGAACTATTAGATCCTTCAGAAATAATGTTCACACCGTTTGAACCGAAAACTAAAAATCGGTACATCATGTACATTGAAGGTATACCAGCTTATCTTATTAAAACAGCGAATAGACCTACAATAGCTTTTGAAACTATTGAACTTGACCACATCAATGTTAAACGATATGTTAAAGGTAAGGGAGCATGGGAAGAATTAGAAATTACTTTATATGATCCAGTTGTTCCGAGTGGAGCACAGTCAGTTATGGAATGGGTAAGACTAGGACATGAATCTGTAACGGGCAGAGATGGATATTCAGATTTTTATAAAAAAGATATAACAATTAATGTTTTGGGACCAGTAGGTGATAAGGTTGAAGAATGGACATTAAAAGGAACATGGATTGTTAACGCAACATTTGGTGATTTAGATTGGGCAAATACAACTGACCCAGTTGATGTAACCTTGACACTTAGATACGATTACGCAATACTACAGTTCTAATAAATATTTTAATAATAAAAGGAGTTAATTATGGCAGTCATAGCAGATAAAGCTTGGTGGAAATCAAAGACAATATGGACTTCAGTAGTTGCTGGAGTTGTTGGAGTATTACAAGCAGCAGGTGTTGTAGAAGCAGTACCTGATGTGGTTTGGCAATTACTCGCAGCATTTGGTTTGTACGGAGTTCGTGACGCTGTTGGAAAAGCATAATTCAGCAGTAAGTAATATTTTAAACTGGGGATTTCAATATCCCCAGTTAGTTTTATAATAATTGGTTATATTGTATAGGTTACTATTCAATAAAAATTACAAAGGAGAAATAATATGGCAGAAGAAAAACGCCAGTTTCCTACTGAAGTAATAGATTTGCCTTCTAAAGGATATTTTTATCCAAAGGATAATCCGTTATCAAGTGGTCAGGTGGAAATTAAATATATGACGGCGAGAGAAGAAGATATTTTAACATCTTCCAATTTAATACAGAAAGGAATTGTGTTAGATAAACTATTGGAGGCACTTGTTGTTTCTGATATAAATATGGATGATGTTCTTATTGGTGATAAGAATGCAATTATGGTTGCATCCAGAGTTCTTGCATACGGTAAAGATTATCCAATAACATTTACAGATGCCAGTAGTGGCCGAAAAAGAGAAGAAACAGTAGATTTAACTAAACTTGAAGATAAAAAGGTAGATTTTAACCAATTCACCAAAGAAGTTAATGAACATGAATTTGAGTTACCTGTTTCAAAAAGAAAACTTACTTTTAAGTTTTTAGCTCAATCTGATGAGAAAAAAATAGCTTCAGAATTAAAGGCCATGAAGAAATTTACAAAAGAATCTGGTGTTGATCCTGAAATTACTACACGATTAAAAGCTTCTATTTTAGCATTAGATGGAGAACGTGAAAAAAATACTATTAATCAATTTGTTGATAATGAATTTTTAGCAGTAGATTCCTTTGCATATAGAACACGTCTTACGGAACTCACTCCCGATGTTGATTTAACCATTATGGTAGAACTTGATGATGGTGAAGTTGAGGAGGTAGCGGTCCCAGTGACTGCTACGTTTTTTTGGCCTTCGTCCAAGCGATAAACCACATATACACAATCAAATATTCATCCTAATATATAATTCAAAGGGTGGATTCACATTCAACGAAGTCTATAATTTACCTATATATCTAAGACGGTATTATCTAAAACGACTTCAAAAACAGTATGATGACGAGAATGCTGCCTATAAAAAGGCATCTAAACCTCCATCACATCCTAATATTAAAAAACCAAAACATAGCAGATAGTATTTTTTCTCTAATTTGATATTTATAATTGATAAGTAACATTCAGTTTTATACATTCGGAGAAAAACAAGATGCCAAGATACAAGATAAAAAATGAACAGGTTTTAACTGAGTTTATGGATAAATTTTGGAAAGCCATAGGTCAGAGAAAAGGTAAAAAGTTTGTTAAAGCTCTATGGAAAGATCCAGTAATGGTAGGGTTAGTCCGAGATGCTGAAAAGATTGCTGACAAAATTCTTGATAGAGCATTAGAAGATAATGAAGAATGGAAAAGTGACTTTGAAAGAAAATATCCTGATTACTTTAAATAATTCTAATAATCCAAAAACGGGATAGTGTAAATGGCCCAGAAAAAAAATCAAAAAAGAGAGCCTACTCGAAACAAAAAACAAGAACATTTAGATCGTGACTTACAACGGCTGTTGAAGGCAAACGAAAAACATTGGAATGATCTTCAAAAGTCTAATGATAAGAAAGATAAGACACTCAGGGATTGGATAGCCAGTAATGCGAAGTTGTGGTCAAGTTTTAGTGCAAGACAACAAGCAGATATATTGGCCGGAGGAATAGCCGCTGCTGAAGTTTGGGATCATGTAAGTCAACGGGCAAAAGATTATCACAACATTCAATCAGATTTACTCCAAGATATGCAGGCTCAGTATAAAAAGAATCATCGTATAGTGGAAGGGATGGATATGTCCCATGAGGCCAATCAGAAGAGGTATCAGAAACTTGTAGATAAAAATACTCGGGCTTCCAGAAAGGGATTGGCAATTATGGACAACGTTGTTGATCGTACTAATCAAATATCAGCTAATGCGTTAATGATAGGAACTTCAGAATTTCAAACTCTTGATTTATCCCGAGATATTGCAAAGGCAAAAGCTGATGGTTCAGACGAAGATGTTAAACGATTAGTGGCCCTACAAAAAGAGCAGAAAATTTATGCACAAATGCATAAACGAATTGATGAAACTGCCAAGTTAATGGAACAACCATTTACTTGGATGGATAGTATGATAAAAGAAATTCCTATAATTGGAAATTTATTATCAGCTATCATGCCATTTGAATCTTGGGGAGAACAATTATCTGATGCATTTAGAGAAGGTGCATCGGAAAAGGCCGCAGATTTTGTTACTGGAAAAACAGCAAAACAAAGAAAGGACGATAAAGACGCAGCAGAAAAGACAAAGGGAGAAACAACAGGTAAAGCAGAGGCAGGGGGGAGTGAAGAATGGCAAGAGGAACATAAGGCCGCAACAGAAGATAATACAACTGCAGTAGCCGAAAATACAGAAGCAGTAAAGAGTAATGCTAATGATACAGCAGATACTACAGAAGGTGGTAAATCAATATCAGACTTATGGAATTTATTTAGTAGTCCTCGTACTGCTTATGTTCATGTAACTAATTTTGGTGATATTGAAGCAGGTGATAAGACTGAACAACAATTTGAACAGGGTACAATACTTGATGCAAGGGGTAATGTATCACCTCCAACTGATATACCTAAAACTGAAGTGGGTGGAGCTCCTGACGCTGCCGCCGAATGTGAAGCATTCGCTAAAAAGAAACAAAAAGAGGTAGATGAAGAAGAGAATAAAAAAGAAGAAAATAAGCAAAAAGATATAGCTGATGAGTGTGAGAGAGAAGCAGCAGAAAATAAAAAAACGAAAGGAGATGATGATCCACCAGATAAGTCAAAACCAGAAGACGATATTAAAGATATGGGAATAATGGAAAAACTTACGCAGAAAATGAAAGAGGGAATGAAAAAAGTTGGGGAAATATGGAAAAAAATACCAATGGCAGGTAAGGTGTTCCTGGGTACTATAGGACTTGCTGCAGCCGTTTTCTATAAAATGTGGAGTACTGCACGAGATTTAGGTGTTGCGATGAACGAAATGCCTTTAGCGGCGATGTTTCTTAAAGACGAAGCACGGGCTATATTAGATGAATTTGGTAGTTTACGAGATGTAAG